TATTCACAATTAGTTGCAATCGCTGAGAATGCTGAGAAGCACGAAAGGAGGATTGCACAATGAAAACATCTGAATCTATAAAAGAGTTTGCAACTGCCTTTGGTTTAGCCCAAGCAGAAATGAGTGGAGTAGTTAAAAACAAACAAAACGGTGGGTTTAAAGGCGCTGATGGAAAAGCGTCATTGTACGCTGATCTTGCCGCTGTTATTGAAGTCGTTAAACAACCTTTTTGCAATCACGGTCTGTGCTTTATGCAATTCCCAATCAGCAATACAGACGGTATGGGGGTAGTGACTAGAATAATGCATAACTCTGGAGAGTGGGTTGAAGGCGAATTTACAATGCCGTTAGGCAAAGTTACCGTTCATGGATCGGGTTCAAATTTTTCCTACGCTCGTAGGTATGCCCTGTCAGCCGCCTGTGGAATTCCTCAGACAGATGATGATGGCAATGCCGCATCTTTAGCAGTAGAGCCGTCTGTATATATTGATGATATGCAGCTTAAATTAGTTACTGATTTACTTGAGGAAACCAATTCAGACGTTAAAGCATTTTGTAATCTTTTTGGAATTTCTTCTACTAACAAGATGCCAAAAGAAAAGTTTGACCGAGCAATAAGTGCTTTAGACGCTAAAAAAGAAAAGGTATTGCAAGAAGAAAAACAAGCTGCAATTAAAGTTAAAGAGGCAGCAGCATGATTATCTCTCCGCACGATCAAGGCACTGATGCATGGCTTGCCGCCCGATTGGGTAAGCCTAGCGCCTCAATGTTCTCAAAGCTAATTACCATGACAGGTAAGCCATCTGCTAGTGCTGATGCATATATTAATCAGCTTCTTGGGGAACGGATTACAGGTAAATCTGAGCCGCATTATCAAAGTGAAGCGATGGCGCTTGGCACTGAGCGTGAGCCGTTGGCTAGAGCCGATTATGAATTTATTGCTGGAAATACAGTAGATCAGTACGGTTTTATTCTTGATGACAGCGAAAGTTATGGCTGTAGCCCTGATGGTCTTATCGGTGATTCTAGTGAGGGTGGTTTAGAAATCAAATGTCCTGCTCAAACTACCCAAGCTGGGTACTGGCGTGATCCTCAATCTGGCGTAAAGAAATACTACCAACAGATACAGGGCTGCATGTGGGTAACAGGCAGAAAATGGTGGGACTTCTTTTCTTATCATCCTGATATGCCTCACGTTCTAGTTCGCGTTGAACGCAATGAAGAGTACATCGAAAAACTATCTCAGCAAGTTTTGCTTGCTGTAACAATTATTGAAGCGCAAATGGAGAAACGCAAATGAAAGTAGCAGTAAACTTTTCTATCGACATAAATAAACTTGATTCATCAAGGTATATACATGGGAAAAATGGAGCAAAGTATGTAGACCTGACTTGCTTTATTTCGCCAGAAGAACCTGACCAATTTGGGCAACATGGCGGTATTCAGCAATCAACTACACAAGACGAACGTGCCGCAGGTACAAAAATGGCTTATGTGGGCAACGTAAAGGCTTTTTGGGGTGATGGCGTAAACATCGTCAAAGAAGCCAGTAGTTCTAACGCACCTCAATCTAGCGGCAATGCACCTCAATCTAGTGGGCAACCATCTTTTAGCGAGGATATACCTTTTTAACACCAGCCCCTTGCGGTTTGGCCCAGCCGCTACCAAGTGGGCCACTCAATAGAGGGTTTAGGCAATGTATTTTGAAGCATGTACTAAGTGTCTTGGAATTGGCTATATAGTCGGGGCAGACCGTTTTAACTCTAATAGCGACAAGATAAAGAAAGTTTGCAATAAGTGTAAAGGCGAAAAAATACTAAAGTACAAAACGCCCCCACAAAAACGCAAGTATTTAAAAGATCGTGACGCAAGAATAAGAGTTCAAATTCCTGTCCGGTGGACACCGCCTGAGAAAATACAAGAAGAATACGATTACGAGGATTAGCTATGGAAATATTACAGCAGTTAATTTTAGGTACTTATTTTACTGCATTTATTGCAGCAACTTTATTAAATATGTTTTATACATTAAGAGGTAATTATGGACGTTAAACACAAGTGGTGGGGGTGGCATAAAGAGAATCCACATTTTTATGAAATGTTTGAGCGTTTCGCTTTAGCTCTAATTAATAATGGGCATTCTAATTCAAGCGCATGGCTTGTAGTCAATAGAATAAGGTGGGAAACAGCAATGAAAACAACAGGCGATGAATATAAGATCAGTAATGATTATATCGCTTATTACGCTAGATTCTTTCACCACAATCACCCAAGCCATGAAGGTTTCTTTCGGACTAAGAAACTAAAGACTGAAACCCAAAGAGTGCAGGATCAGACTAATGAAGAATGGGTTGATGAATATGAAGTCGAAATGGAAAAGGGTGCAGCATGAATTTAGGGAGTTATTAAACAATGTTAAAGTATGTCACAATTAAAAAGTTCTCTGAATTTTCTGGCTACACTGATGATGCCGTTAGAACAAAAATTCGGGACAATGTGTTTCGGGAGGGGTTTGAATGGCATAAAGCGCCAGATGGCCGCAGCCTGATTGACCTTGAGGGATACGAATTATGGGTAGAACGACAAAGTATAAAAACGTCTACATTGCTAGTAAAAGCAGTATCGAAATTAGGTTCAGCTATCCCACGAAGTCCGATAGGCGCAAGGAGCGGATACAACTCCAGCCCACTCCCTCTAACTTAAAAAAGGCGTTTCATTTTCTTGTCAATGTCAATGATGCTATCGACAAAGGAACCTTTGACTATAGTGTCAGCTTCCCTGACTCACCTAGAGCGCAGTTATTTAAAAATAACAATATTTTAGGCAACTGGCTTGAAGGATGGCGCGCAAACCTTCCCCATCTAAAAGCATCCACACGAAACGACTATCGAAAAATCATTACTGGGCAGATAAACAACGAACCGTTTGGCCAGATTGCTTTTTCTAATTTGCACTGGGAAGAAATAAAAAATTGGGCAATGTCAAAAGACGTTTCTATCAAGACCAGAAATAATTATATGAGTGTACTTAGAACGGCTTTAGATGATGCTGTGGAAGACGGCCAGATAGATTTTAATCCAATGATAGGCCGCAAGCTAAAGCAGAGAAGTGTTCGCGTAAAGCGCGACCGAATAGACCCTTTCACATGGGCTGAGAGAACCGCAATATTAAGGACTGCGGAAGGTCAATTTGAGCATATGGTGGATTTTGGATTTTGGACAGGCATGAGGCCAAGCGAAATTATTTCTTTAACTTGGGAAAAGGTGGATTGGATTAACAAGACAATTCGCGTTGACCAAGTAATGACTCAATACTCAACAGAAGAGGAAGAACCAAAAACTTCTAGGTCAATTAGAGATGTTGAATTGCATGGCCCTGCCTTAGAGGCGCTGTTGGCTATGAAGAAATACACGTTTTTAGAGGACAGTTTTATTTTTCGCAACCCTAATGACGGCAAACAATGGAAAGGTGATTCCCCTATACGAAAAAAATGGAAAACATTACTAAAAAAGGCAGGTGTTAGATACCGCTATCCGTATCAGATGCGACACACCTATGCGAGTACGGCATTACAGGAAGGTGAAGATTTGGGTTACATTTCGGATCAGCTTGGTCATATCGACAAATCTTTTACTTTAAGAACCTATACACGATTCATTAAAGGCAATAATATCGACAGGGGAAAGAAGCTAGAAGAGGCATTTAAAAATGTGGCCAAAAATGTGGCCAAAATCACCCTAAACAACCCCAAATAACCCCAAATGTGGCCAAAATTAAACTATAAGTCATTGATTTTATTAGATATATTGGTCGGGACGGCAGGATTTGAACCTGCGATATGCCTATATAAATCAATAATTTACGGCTGATCTGGCCAAAATGTGGCCTAAAAATCTACATAACCACCAATAAGCCACCTCGATCTAGTGGCAAGATTTACTTCTTTACCTTTGGCTTTTTCTTTGGCTTTACTACTTTTTTGTATCCCATGTGACCACCTCGATCTATTAAT